TCTTGTTCGCGCTGGGACTGTAGCAGCGCGGTGTCGAGCCTGGTCCTCATCTCGGTGGCCAGATGGTCGATCGCGCGGGCCAGGTTGCGGGCATCCTCGCGCTCGCGGGCATCGGCGGCGTGAACCGCAGTGGTCACCGCCCCCTCCCGAATAAATGCCAGCACGTCCATCAGCTCGCGGTCTTGGAGCAGGCGGTGGCTCTCGCCGCCGCGGCGCAGGATTTCGTGGCGTTCCTCGCGCGAGAGGTCGCTCACGGGCTATCGCTGCTTAGGCGCCGTGGTTCTGCTGATGGCGGGCATCTTGGCGGTGCCGCGATCCTTGCCGGCGCCGGCCGCCCCGCCGCTGGCCGGTTTATTCTGGCCCTGGCGGGGCACGGTCTTGGTTGACTGCGATCCGGATGCGCGTGTGACCATGGTGGCCTCCTGTGACGCGGTTTGACGCGGTTACTGCCCTGGTTGTGGTGGCTGTGCGCCCGGCCTCGGCAATGGCGGCCCTCCGGGTCCGAAGAGTGACTTCGCCGCGGCGTTGGCTGCGATGTTGCCATATGCACTGGGCATCTGGCCCTGCATCAGCGCCTGGCGCGTAGCCATTGCCTGGGCTGGATTGAACGAGCCGGCGGGCGGGCCCATGGGCTGCTGTGGGCGTGGCGGCACCATGGATGGCCCAGGGGCTGCTGGCGCCTGCGGCGGCCGTGGCGGCCCTTGGGGCGGCTGACCAGGCGGGGGGCCTGCCGTGGCAGGCATCTGCGGACTGGTGGGTGGCGGCAGGTTTCCCAGCAGCTGGATGCCCGGCACTCTCGACGCCATGGCCTGCTGGAACTCGGTGAGCGACGGCACGGGGGTGCCGAACTGCGCCCCGGCGACCCACGTCTTCGTCCACGCGTCCAACGCCGCCTGGTCCCGCTTCAGGTCGTCATCGGTCAGCATCTGCGCCCGCTTGGTCTGCTCGCTGGCTCGGTCGTTCTCGACATCGGCAGCGGTCTTGCCGGCCTGCACCTGGGCGAGGATCAGTGATGGATCGGGCGGTGTCGGTGGCGGCGGGGGCGCCTGGAACCCGGGGGGTAACGCCTTAAAATACGAGGACACATCCGCGATGTTGGCGGTTTCCAACATCCGCGACAGCGTATTCCTGTATTCCGGCACGCCGACCAGGGGGTTGGTTAACCCTTGCGTCTGCATGATCATCTCTTGCTTGCCGGCGATCTGGGCGAGCATGGCGAGGCGCTCCATGGGCATGCCCTTGCCGCCGACATTCACGCTGGTCTGCCACATCACGCCCAGCGCACGCGGATCGATGGCGATCCATTCCCCCCTGATCCGATACACATTCGGCCGGTCCTGATGCCGCGCCATCATCTTCAGCAGCCCGCTGTAGAGAGGCGCCAGGCCGGTCTCGGCCAGCGTCCGCGCCATCATATCGAGCCGGTCTTGCGCGGCCGATGTCTGTGCTGAAACGGCCACCGGCGCGGTGCTCTGCAGCTCGTCCACCGTCAGCCCCTGGCTTGCCCTCGTTATTCCTGTCCTGCTCTCCCTGATCGCCTCCAGGGCCTGCATCATGTTGAGCGCAGCCTCACCGGTATACGGCTTCACTAACTCCGTGACGGCGCCAGCCTGGGTCGTCCGGATGATGCTGCCGATTGCCGTCTGGCGCGCATCCGCCAGGTTGACCTGGCCCAGCGTCACGACCGTCCGCGGGAACATGCTCTGGGCTAAACTATCCAGGGTCGCCCGCATCACCCGGCTTTCCACCCGCTGCAGGTCCATCACCATGTCGGCCTGGCTGTAGCCGATTAACCTGCCGGGTTCCCGGTACGGGGTGAAACATGCCAGCGGGATTTCATCGCAGCGCTCCCACTGGATCATCCTGGTGGCATTGCCGAGCATGTGGACGTGGATGAGCTCCGCCTTGTGGTCATTATCCGTATCGCAGCGTATCCAGCCTTCCGCGTATCTACAGATGCCCATACTACGGTCGTTTGGGGGCGATGCTTTGATGTTGAGCCCTTGTGCCGGGTTCCTTGCAATCATCTCGCGGCGCTGCTGCGGCCGCATCATGGTATCGCAGTAGGCCAGGATCTTGTCTTCCGGCAGCCCCATCTCGATGAGGTCGGAGGCTGGAACGTCTCTGACGTGAAAGATGCCGCGGGCGCCATCGACGGTATCGGCATCGGCGACCACCCAGACGCACTCGGCGGGCACGGCCTCGACCACCGGCCAATTTTGTTGCGCTGTCCGCGTAATGGTCGCCGCCCACATTTCCGCAGCACCACCCGACTGCAGATACATCGCCCCGTCCGGGGTCTTCTGCAGGGTGGAGATTTCCTCGTCCGTCATCGGGCGTCGGACGATGCGTTGCGCCTCGATGCCCGGCTGGGCGAGCAGCATCTGGAGCTGCGGCTGGAGCAGGCCCTCGCAGACATCCGTCCGCACCTGCTCGCGCTGGCCCCAGTACCAGCGTGCCCACCCGGCCTTCCGGGTCAGCGCATCCAGCAACACATCGTGCAGCACCTGCCAGCCGTGGTTGGCGGTGAACAGCGCCCAGCGGGCATAGTCGGTCGCCTGCTTCGACAGCATGGTGGCGAGTTGGTCGTTGCCGGTGATTTCCGATGAGATCGGTTCAAAGCTGACCGGGTCTTCGACGCCCGTAAACACGCGCAGCAGCGAGGGCAGCGTGCTGCGGATGGTATCGCGGACAACGGTCAGAACCAGCTTCGAGCGACCATCGACTTCGCTCCCATCACCGAACGGGCGCCCATCGTAGTATTGCGACGCCGTTATGCGTTCGCGGCTGAGGTACATATCATAATTCTGTGCGATCTTGAAATAATACTGCGCGACCGCCTCAATTTCGCGATCATCCTTCCCAAGTCTTTCGAAAACGATTTCCTGCTGCCAGGGCACGCCGGCGGGCTTGGGTGTCGGGCGCAGTCCCGCCGCATAGCGGCGCAGGCCGGGCGGCAGGCCCTGATCCGGATCGTCCGGAATGTCGGCGCGCGGCTGAGGAACCAAATAAGCCAGCATCTGCTCGCTGCCCAGGTTCAACCCCTGAGGCTGCATACCGCTCGGAACAAGATTGGGCAGCGGCGGCAGGGGCGGGATCATCCCCTGGGGCGTGCCCATGGGAGACAGCAGGCCGCCGGGTCGCTGGATCAGTCCGCTCACTACATGGTCCCCTCTGCGCCACCGCCGCCGCCTTCGCTGTGGTCGCCCCCCAGCAGCCCCTGGGGCGCATTGGCGTTCAGCGCCTGCTGTGCCTGGTAGGCCTGGATCAGCTTCATGATGTCGGCCAACCCCGGCAGTTGTGGCGCCTGCTGCGCCGGCGCTGGCGCCTGGCGCCCCCACATATCGTAGCCGCTGGCGCCCGGTGTGATGGTTCCAGGTGCGGCCGCTGCCAACCCTGGCCCGACATTGAGCGAGGGCACCTGTGCCTGCGGCATCTGCCCTTGCGGGCTGCCGGTCGTGACATGCCCCCATTTGTCGTAGCTGGGATCGGGCGTCGGCGCCTGGGCTGCCTGCGGCACCGGGATCGGACCATAACCCTGCGGTGCCCACCCCATCCCAACAATCGCATTATACAGGTCGCCCTGCGTCGCCGTCGGGCCGCCCGTCGGCACCCCCAGCAGCCCAGATGGCACCATGCTCCCGCTCATACCTCCACCTCGGCACCTAAATCCATCCGTAAAGCCGTCCTGTCGTAAATCCCGCCGCTCATCCCCGACCCCACCCCCAGCCCGTGCTGACAAAACGTCAGGTTGAGCGCGTCCGCATAGTCACAGCTCGGCAATCCACGCGCCCGCATCGCGTTCTTGTCCTCAACCTTCAGCCGCCCGTCGCTCAGGAAACTATATCGCGGCGCCACCAGGTCATCCCGCAACCGCTCATGCCGCGGCAGCCGAACAGCACGCGTCCCCAGCCACTCTTTCGCTCTCACCCACAACTCGTCCCTGAGCCGGCTATACCGCCCCGTCGTGCTCGGGCTCTCCGACACATTCACCCCCAGGATCGGCAGCCCCTGCTCATTCAACCGGTCCACCACCCCCGCCCCAATCCCAATCACGTCTATACAAATCAATGCCGGCTTCTGGATCTGCGCGTCCCATTCCGCTTTTATCGCACCAGCCAGCATCATGGTGTCCAGTTGGTGGAACGATCGCGGCATCTCAGTCACC